TTCGTAAGAACGACAATAGTCATTGCCCCGCTAGTCTCAAGAAGAACCTGTTGTTGGTCCGAAAGACTGACCCCCAACATCCCGAGGCCAACATGGATACCCGCTTCTTCTAATCGCCAGACATCCCCAGGCCCCTCAACGAGGGCACATATGCCAGTGCGAGCGATTTCTTTCCGGGCGAACCAATAGTTGTACAGAAAGGATTCCTTCGCGAAGCCATGATTTCGCCACTTACACGCATGCTGCTTTTCCTGCTCAGTAGCGGGGCACGGCCCCGCGTGCCATAGACCACAGGTCTTACATTCAGGAAAAATAGACCGCCCTGTGAACCCAACGGCGAATTTTCGCTCGTTGTCATAGATGGGTACAGCCACCCGGTTTGATAGTGGCCTGCCAGCCGCGGGATAAAGCCCCACGTCGTACTTGTCCAGAACGGTCTTCGACCATCCACGGCCCACGAAGTAGTCGGCCGGGATAGTCAACGTCCGGCGAACCACCTCCCTGGCAATACCGTTTGTGGGCACGGCAGGTGTCCGCGTGAGTGTTTTCATGCCGGCGGTATAGGCCAGCCGCTCCATCTCCGCCTGGTCGACTTCCAGGGATTCGAACTTCTGGCCGAGGAACTTGCAGCACCAATCGACCGTCCACTGCCACTCAACACGTTTGCCGGCCTGTTGGCTAAGGACGCCACGGACAAAACCCAGGATAGTTGCACCGAACTTCTTTTGACACCCTCGCGTGTTACAGACCCAATAGCCTGGACGGGTCTCACCTTCGTGATAAAGGTTGAGAGCCCCTGGATTATCGCCAGAGTGGATTGGGCAGGTGCCAAGGTACATGCGGCGAGAACGCCGCAGGGCTACGGCCAGCTCAGCTAGTAACTCATCGATGCGAGCACAAAGTAGCACTTGTAGGACATGTAGCCGCCCCGGCTCATGATACAAAGCTGACTTCTTGGTCATTCGTGTTTTCAATCACTATCCCTCCGCCTTGGACTGATGGACTTTGTGCAGTAGAGGCCAATTCATCGCGGGTGGGGCCTTCAGTTACTCGCCCTTGGCGATAATTGCTCTGGATATTGATGTAATTGCCAGCCTTAAGCCCTTCGCCATGGCGATTGATGATGGGAATGAGCTTATGGCTGTACTTCGATGCCTCGCCGGGCTCTGCCCTCTCTTCGTCGGACTTCCATTTATAAATTGAAAAGGAAGTACAATAATGAATGATTCTGTCCGAACCGCTGATGACTCCGGTATCTTCTCGGTCAATCCCTTCTCGGTTGAGCTGGGCGAAGCAAAGACAACCGACGCCATAGCGGCCCATGAAGTTTTTCAGGGCTGTGGCAATGAAGCCGAGGGCCTGATATTCCTGAAGGTCTCCGGATAGGAAGTCCGCTGACATCATCTTGAGGTAGTCGTAGATAACAACGCAAGGCTTGGCTTTGCCATTGGGCTCCAGACCCACAGTGCGAGTTACCCACCGTCTCATCGAAGCTAGGACATCTTCGAACTGGCTGCCGATGATGCACTGGTAGTAGTACGGCATTGCTTTTAGCTGCTTCGCAGCTTCAAGCACTTTGCGTCGGTCGTGGTCGCGGACGCCCACCTTACCGGTTTCAATGTCGTAGACGGCTACGCCGGCCAGATTACCCGCAATGCGGTGCAAATGCTCTTCCTTCGTCATCTCTGTGTCGAGATTGAAGGTGGGCACACCAACCTTGCCAGCCACGTGTAGGCCAATGTTGTCTACGAGCTGCGTCTTACCGACCTTCGGCCGGGCCGCAATGATATCAACACTGTTGGCACGTATGCCTCCGCCAATTGCCCGGTCATATCGGGCAAGACCGGTCGAGATGCCCATCATCTCGCGAGGGTTGTCCATAAGGTACTGCAAATACTCTTCAGCACCTTCTCCCATCAGGCTGACGGCACCGCCAGCTTCGCTAGCGATGAGGCTGGAGAAATCGAAAATGGGACCTTCGGCCTTCGCGATAATCTCATCAATGGGCTCGTCGCCAGTAATGCCTGCGATGTTCTGCTTGGCGAGGTCGAGCTGGCCGTTCAACAATCGTCCGATTTCCAACTTTCGGATACGAGCAGCAAACCGTCGCACATTCTCAGTGTGGACCGGCATATGCATGATGGCACGGAGGTATTCTTTCTCCGATGGCTTTTCAAGCAAGGTCTTAACGCCGAGGTCTTTGGCAGCCGACATGATACTCGGGTAGTCAACATGGCTACTGGCGTCTTTGCAGACTTTCTCTATGCATGCCCACAACACTTGATTCGATGGATGGGAGAACGTCTTGGACGTTACAATGTCGGCAATGTCAAGATAGCTATCGCTGCCATACTGAAAGACTCCGGATAGGACCGCTCGTTCTGCGGCAACGTCATTCAGGGCTGCCCCGTCTCCCCCGGCCCATGCACTTGTCGCAGACGTAGCTCGTCCCTTCGTCATCGTCGCCTAGCTTTCTGGGTTGGAACAATGGGTCAACCAGATAGGAATGTTCACATTTACAGCATTTCGCCTTCACCAGTTGAGGAGTTTCCCGACGTGGCTGAGGCGTGGATTTGGAGGAAAACGATTTGCTCTGAGCAACTAGCTGGTCCGCAAGCGGATCGGACGCTGTTGCTGGCGTGAACTTGTTGGGACCATCTGGCTTCTTCCACGGTACGGCTCGGGCTCGCTTGCCATCTGAAGTGCCCTCGCCCTCGCCCGTTGGTCCTTTATGTTCGATACGGAATTGGTCAATCAAGGCGTCGCCGCCGGCTTTGGCCGGCTTAGCAGGAAAAGCCTCAGGGGCGGGCTCAGGTTCGTCGGGTTCCGGCTCAGGGTCGGGGTCAGAGACCGGCGGTTGCGGGGTCGGCACTGGTTGAGGATTGGACGAGTAATAATGTTGACGAACACGCTGGTCGATAAGGGCAATCAATGCCTTATCGGGGTCGGGCTGAACTGGCTCGACCCTCTCCCCGGTCAACGCGAATAAAGCGTCGGACACAAGCGACCAGTCACTCTCTGTGATACCACGCTTGATTTTGTCGATGGGTGACTCAATCACGATGACCTCGTTTGCTCTGCTGTAAGGACATGAGGGACATTGCCATGGATTCGACCTTGGAGGCTAGATAATTCAAGCGGGTTACGCGTAAATCAGCTTTGACCCTCAATTCATCGAACTTCTTGGCAACGTCATCATTCAGGACCGCCAATGGCCTTCGCTCTTCGAGAGAGTAGCCACGGACGTTCCCCACCGAAGGAGCAATCAATCGCTTGATGCTTTCCTCCGCCCACTTAACCCTTCCTTGCTCACGATTCGAACATCGCTGAAGATAGAAGGCGAACTGTTTGAGCGTCACAGCGGCCTCACCACATTCAACGGCAGTCATCGATTTCAATTGAGCAGGAGAAATGGTGAGGACGCGTTGTGCTTCGTCTTCTGCAACCGTGAAGGCGGGCAGGCCGCACTTGGTCTCGTACTCATCAAGCATGGCGTCCAGGTTCTCCTGACGCTGCTTAACTGAGTCTTGTTGTCCATTCTCCATCATCACCCCAGTATGGCAGTTCGATGTACCGAATATTGTTTATCTCACACCATTCACGTTTTTTCAAGTCCCTCTGACACGAATAGAAGAAACCTAAGCGGGTTCCATGGAAGTGGCTGATGAATTTGTAATGTTGTTCTCCATGGACCTCAATAATCATCCGTCTCGCCGGCAGATAGAAGTCTGCCACAAGGCGTTGTGTTCCTGGCAGGGGAACCTCTTCAAGTCGATTGTCAGTAGGAAACAGCTTTTCAAGCAGGGCTCTAGCCCTGGCGTGATAGGATGACCCAGACTGTTCTGTGCCAATCGGCACGTGGCCGGTCAGGTCCCAATTATATTCTCTACAGTCGAGGCCCCGGACCTTCATTCGCTTGCCCCCGTAGGAACGCCAGTGGCCATTTCCATAACCTTCTTCTGCAGCTCTTTGGCCCAATCCGGATGCTCGATCAGGAGCTGATAGATGGCTTCGGCACCTTGAACCTTGGGACTATCGGGCACGAATGGTAAGGAATACCAGGCACCGCTTTTCGCGACAAGTCCACAGGCAGTGCCTAGATTGAGGGCCTCGAAGAGGGCATCCACGCCCGTGCCAAAACGCACATAGCTCTCAATGGTTTGGCCTGGGGGACAAAGAGGGCTCGCATTGCAGGCCCACTTGATAATGAAGCCGATTTGCTTGCCTTCCTCGCCGCCCGTCTTCCAGGCGGTCTTCATCAATGTGCGTAGCTGATAGTCGCATTGGTAATGCCAGCGGCGACTCGCCTTCTCGATGTATTGAGCACCCATGCCACCGGTGTTGCACATCAGGTGTGTGATGCCGACCACGATGGACTTGTTCACGGGAACAACGTTGCTCATCGTGTTGAGCCACTGGCTAAAGAGCTTGGCTCCAGAACCGCGGGTTTCGGTTCCTACCCCACCAGTCATTTCGCGTTCGTCGCAAAGAGCAGAGACCGAATCGATTAACAGGACGCACCGCGGCTCATCACGCAGAATTTTCTCGAAGATTCGCAGGTAATCTTGAGCCGTCAAGATTTTGCCTTCAATCGACTGAATGATGTTGATGCGGTTAAGGTCGAGGCCGGCAATACCTTTCAAGTGGGCAATAGACAAGCGTCCCTCGACCTTGCCATAGTAGATTTTGCGATTGCCGTACTCGGGACGCTGACACTGGCGTGCAATCCAGAGGGCCAGGTTGGTCTTGGTTGTCTTTGGATTTCCTGTGATACCAACCCAGCTCCCATCCAGAAGTCCGCCCGTGATGATGTCGAGGCACGGCCCCATCGGGATAACCATTCGAGGCTCATCCGCTGCGACCTGCCCGCTAATCAGCACGCCCTTACCGTAATCAGCTTCCACAGATTTGTAGATGCGTTCGGTGAAGCTATCAGGGGCTGTAGTTGCAGATTCCTTCTTTTTAGACATCAAAGTCCCTTAGTTTTGACAGCGGGGCAGTAGTGGGAACGAACGATGGTCGTGGCTGTTGTGTAGTGGCCTCGGGTGATGGCGGTGCCTGTTGCGAGTCTGTGTCTGACGGTGTCGCCACTAGCTTTGCCTGTTCAGCCTTGATGAGTGGCACGAGGTGCGGATTGCCAAGAGAGTAAACCCGCTGACCATGAAAGGTTCTCAAGGCACGAATAATCGCCTTGATATCAAACTGCTTGAGCAGTTTGTTGGCGTGGTCAACTTGTTGGCGGAAACGCGAGGCCCAGGCCTTGTCTCTCCAGAATTTTACACCGAGTGTGGTCTTCTGACAGGTAGCGAAGCGAGCACACATATTCTCGGCGAGGTACTGTCCCGGTGAAAGCCAGCCTCCACCAAAGCGGCTCTCAAATGGTGATTTGTCCGAGCGTTTGTTAGCCAATTTGTGCGAACCTCTCTAGGAAGCGTTCCTCGGCTTCTTCAGGACCCCAACAACGAGTAATCGGCGAATCGATTGGTGGCGGCAATGGCCCCGTGACACGATGATTCAAGAAACCCGCTGTTGTTAGGTCACGACCTTCAGTGGCCAACATGCACAAGTCCGCATTTTTCACAGACTTTCGCTCTATGAGGTTTATCTCAAAATCGAATCGAGTTGCTATAGCCTGGATAATGTTTTCTTCCATCGGGTCGAAAAACCGGCGAACCAGCCGCTTAATTGGCGTAATGATGTCTCCGATGTACGGCTCGGACGCATCGTGCATGAGGGCAAAACTGGTCGGATAGATTTCCGAGCACAATACGGAGTGCTGTGCCACACTGTACGCTTCACGTGTCTGACCATTGAACCGGTTGATACGTGCCAGACTGTGAGCTATGTCCCTAATGTCGAAGTCTTGCGGTCGCGGGTCTTCTGGCCAGAAGCGTTTGCCGCTGTAGAGTGGGAACCAGTCTCCCTTGCGAGCGTCTTTCTTGTCGTACTCTTCCATATCGCGGTTGAGCATTTCAAGATGGTCGGCTAGCCCAACGCCGTGCCGGCTCAATTCCAATTTGCTGGTGGAATATGCAATATGGTCGACAAGTCGACCCGCTGCTTTGGAAGCCTCAAGGTATTGTTCTTCGTTCTGAATCATTTGGACTTTGCCTTGGGTTTAGGTTCTGCCACGACTTCGTTAGACGACCACGGCCGATGCTGGCAGCTCCAGCCAAGCTTCTTAGCCCGACGGTCCATTTGCGGATGCCCAAACTCCTTCAGGAAGTTCTCCAGCTTCATCGTGCCGAGGCCAATGACGTTCTTATCGAAGACAAGCTCTTCTGGCTTCTCACGAAAGTCCTTGAGAGCGAACGTCTTGTTTCCTTGCTCATCGGATTTGATTGCGATAGCAATACCGAACAAGTGCAGAATGGTTCGGTTAATCTCGAAGAGCAGGCCAGAGTCGAGAAGATAGTCTGGCGTAAGAGGCTTGTCGGCCCATGTTTGAGATGTTTGAGGTTGCATGAATGCAACCTAACATGGATTTGTAATAAGGCAAGAGCCCGCGGTGGCGGGGTCGCGGAAGAAGGTCTCGGCGAGAATCAGCTCAGGTACTTGCCAGCGTTGGACTTCAATCCGTCCGTGCTGCAAGGCCCCAATTAGGTAGAAATGAATGGTGCTGGACGCACCGAAGAACGCTAGCGACGACTTAACGAAGAAATAGCCGTCGGCCTGGTCCGACAGGCCTCCATCCTGCCTATTGGTTCGAAAACGCAGGTTGAGAGACATGATTCGTAGCTTATGCTCTCGAACGTAGTCCCCCAATCGCAACCAGGCTGAAGCTGGATATTCCCCTGGCCGACGGTCGTCTTGAAAGACTTCCTCGCCATTGCTCAACCTGACGTGCCAGATAGCGAGACCGCGGTCTTCCTGCAGCTCACGGAGATAGTCGTCTTCGCGGGTGCAGACCCCCATATATCACCGCACGTCGCGTTTCGGGTCCATCACGTGGACAGCGTTTTTCAAACGCTTGTCGAAGAAATCCTGATTACGGCCAGCTTCCGCTTCATTCAGCCTATCACCGACCTCGGAGCCGGCTTGGGTCATGACGACGCTTAAGCCCTGGTTCTCGTCGCTCTCGTGAATAGCGAGCTTGGCCTTTTCAGGCGGGCTGAGAGGCTTCGGTTCAGGCTTCGCCTCGGGCTGTGGCTGTTCTGGAGCCGGATTCGCGGCGAGGAATTTCTCAACCAGTCGCTTCGGCACCTTAAGGTCTTTCGAAAGCTCTTCGGGTGTCTTCGCCCGATTGCCCTGGATATAGAAGGCTTCAACCTTGGTGAGCTTACCACGTACGGCCATTAGATAGCCCTCTCTGCATGACGAAGATGAACCGGGTTTTTGCTTCGCAGAAAGCGAAGGTAAGCGTCAAACGCTTCGGTGGTTACCTCAACGAACTCGTACTGGTCCTGGCCCCGGTCTGAGTGAAAGCGTGCATGGTCGCCCATCGCACTATCCGGGTTGTACAGGCACCCAGCCTCGATTCCACGAGTGGCTCGCTTCGCATATCGCTTACTGCCGATTTGCTTGGCGACAGCCGCTTTACTGTCGAGCGGACACGTTTCGGCACTTGCCGTATAGCCAGTGTTGGCCGGATTCTCCTGGGGCTCAACCGGCAGGGCCTTGTTGATTGGGGCCACGGCCCGTGCAATGTCAGATTCGGATAGGCGTTGCATCTTTGGTCGCTTTCGTTGTCGTACACGTAATGACGCCTTCGGCGTCCGTGTCGAATGTTGAGAAGTTGGTTGATGGTGTTGGGTACTGTTCGTTGTGACCACCAAAACCGGCGATGTGGAAACCGCCTTTCACGTCCTGAATGTAGCTCTTGTCGCCGCAGAAACAGCATTCAGCACGCATACGCCAGACCTCAGTCTCCTGTGGTCTGGTTCGCCATATGCAGATTAGGCCGGCTCGACAGTTTGAGCAGGAAAGCACTACCTGCCCGCCGTCCTTCAGACCCTCGGGCTTCGGAGCTACTGGTGTCTTGACGGTGAGGTTTACTGACA